TGCTCGAGCAGCTCGTTCGCGTCGGCGATCGTCATCTGGTCGATCTCCGCGTAGGTCCAGCCTGTGCCCTCGACGATCCGCCCGTAGACTCGAGACAGCTCTACGGGCTCGCCGCTTCCCCCGGCTTGGTCCCAATCCCCGCCAGCTGCTGCACGCGCAGCACCAGCGCGAACGGCAGCGGCGGCAGAGCATCGGTGAGCCACGCCAGGTCAACACCCTCCTGGCCGTCGAAGAAGATGAGGAGGTAGCGCGCGAGCGCGTCATGGATCGCGTCGCGAACCTCGTCGGCGCTCTTGCCGTCGACCGCCTCAGCCTCGTTCAGCTCCGTGACCATCACCGCGTGGGCCGCGCGCGCGACGTTGCGCACGAAGCCCATCGTCGCTTCCGGCACCTCGAGCTCGCGCCCGCCGATCTTGACCGTGGCCATTGGCTACTCGCCCACGTACTCGGTGAAGACGGTGGTCGAGCTGGCCGACTGGATCGCGCGGCCGCTCAGGTCCTGCTCCACCCAGTCCTCGGCCTTCAGCGCATAGCTGAGGTTGTCGAAGTGGACGTTGGGGAAGGAGAACCCGATCGGCTTCAGCATGCCGCCGACGTTGAAGACGTCGTAGACGCGCACGGCGTAGCCCACGCTCTGGCCCATCGTCTGGTTCGGATAGACGAGGTTCGAGCCCGCCGTGCTCGACGTGTAGCTGTAGACGATCGACACGTTGTGGGTCGTGTCGGCCGCAGCGAACGTGTAGACGCCCGCCGCCACGCTGTACTGGCCCGCCGTCGGGCCGCTCGCGACGCGCGTCTTCCAGAGGCCCGTGGTGATGTCGAGGACGCCGCCGTCTTCGGTCCAGGTCGCCGACTGCGCGACCGTGACCTGGTAGGGAGTGCCGGGGATCGTCCACGCCTCGCCCATCACCGCGAGCGTGGTGGAGTTCGCCGTCGTGGTCGTGCCCGCGAGCAGCATCGCCATCGTGGCGGCGCGGAAGTCGGCGCTTTTGATCTTGAGCGTGATGTCGACCTGACCCTCGCCCGCGTCGATCGGCACCTTCCACTGGCCGCTGAGGTATTTCTTCGCGACCTTGAAGTCGACGGTCGCGTCTTTGAGGATCGCGATCGGGACCGGCGTCGGCGTGGTGCCGCTGGGCACGGCGTAGATGGTCCCCATTCCGAAATTGCGCATGAGCTACTCCTTGGCTGCGAGGCGCGCCTTGAGCGCATCGCGAGCGGCGTTGAAGCGGTTGAAGAGGTCGGTGGAGAGCAGCAGCCCGTGGAACGTCTCGAGGAACCAGGCGTCGACGATTGCGGCGCTTGGATGCGGCGCGGGCGCCGGCACGAGCTCCACGTCGAGCGTGGGCGCGCTGGTAGTCGTGGTCGGGGTCTCGGTCGCGGACATCAGGCGCCTCCGGTGGCGAGGATCTCGAGCGGCACGATCGCGACGCCCTGGCCGGTCTCGACGCCCTCGCCGATGTCGATCTCGGGGCCCATCCAGACGCGCGAGACGAGGCCCTTGAGCGTCGTCGGTGACTGCGGCGCGAGCGGCGCGCCATCTCCGTTCACCCAGAGCAGCGCGTTCTCGAGCGCGGTCAGGATTGGATTGAGGACCGAGCTCGGCGCGTTGCCCGTCTCGGGGTCCGTGCGCGCGTAGATGAGGACCGTCGCGCGCAGCGTCCAGACGGTGGGCAGGCCCTTCGTGTTCTTCGCGCTCTCTTTGTGGGCCGAAAGGAACACGGCCGGCTGCTCGGTGGGCGCGACGCGGCCGAGGTCGCGCGTCACACGCGAACACGTCTTCACGCCAGGAATGGCCGCGAGCAGCTGCTCAAGCGCGACGTAAATCGCTTCGCGGTTCAATGCAGCCATGCCGAGCAACATCGGCTCGCGCGGCCACAGATTCCGGAGCTACTCGCTCGCCCCAGACGCGCGCGCGAGGGCGGAGTGAATGCGTGGGCCCATGTCATCGAGGGCGGGCTGCAGGAACGGCCGCGCCTCGACGCTCACGCGTCGCTCGTGCGCGCGCACCAGCGACTCCACTCCCGACGGCGCGCGGCGCAGATGCTGGCGCACGCTCTCTGTGCCACTGAAGCCCAGCTCCCAGAAGCGCGCGTACTCGACGTTGGTACCGACCGTGCTCGACAGAGAGTCGCCGCTCTCCTGATAGACCTCGTTGATCGATCGCCGCAGACGGCCAGTGCGCACGCCGAGGGCGGCGCCCGACAGGTATAGCGACTTCACCACGCGCAGCGTTTCGAGGCCGAGCTGCTCGACCGTCTTGCCGATCCGCGCGCGCAGCGCCACGGCCTCGCCGCGGAGCTTCAGCGCGACACTCTCTGCGCCGACAACCTGGCCGGAGAGCACAAGCACGCTCACAGCGGCACGATCTTCCGGTACTTGTTCAGCATCGCCGCCGCCGTCACTGGCATGGCCTTGAGGTCGAAGCTGATCGTTTGCGCATCAATGACCTGGCTGCGCAGATCAGGCCCGCGCGCGCCGCGCCGATAGGCGCTGACCACGAGCTCGTTGCAGGCCTGCGTGATCTCGAGCGGGATCGACGACCAACCCGCTGTGTAACTGATGAAGATGTTCCGACGCCCCCGGCAGAACTCGTATCCGTAGAGCGCGAGCTGCGTGCACCCAACAGCATCGGACGACGGGATCAGGAAGTAGCCGGCTTGGTTGATTGCCGGCTGCACGGGGATGACCGTGGAGCCGATGGTCAGCGAGGTGATCGCCTGCACCGGCGCCTCGGCGAGGTACATCTCCTGCTGGCCGTTGCCGTTGCGGATCTCACTGTACGCGGTCACGCCGACGAAGCTGCGCGCGCAGTAGCTCGAGATCCACGCGCTCACCGCGGTGATGAGCGACTGCACGATCGCATCGCCGGAGCCAGAGGGAATGCCTCCCCAGGCCTCCACCGCGGCAACCGTCGTCAAGTCGCTCGCGGCCATTGGCTAGCCTCCGCGCTTCTTCTTGCCCTCGGCCGGCTGCGCTTCCAGCTCGGCGATGCGGGCAGCCTGGCGCTCGTTGGTCGCCTTGCCCGTCTCGATCACGCTCTCCAGCTCAGCAATGCGCGCGCGCAGCTGGTCGATCTCGGTCGGCCCGGGCGGCGCCTTGCTCATGCCGAACGCGGCCGCGAGCTCGGCCGCATGCTCGTCGGGCACTTCGAACGCGCCATCCACAGCCGCCGTGATGGTGCGGCCGGCGTGGCTGATCGCGTGGAGGTGCCGAGCAAAGAGGCGAACCATGAGGATGCTCCGAGGGAGGCAGGAGCCCGGTGCAGTCGGCCGGGCTCCTGCGCGCGAGCGCTGAACTAGCCGTTCGCGATGTTGGTGATGATGCCGAACGCCGACGGGAAGTAGTGCTTGAGCACCTCGTCCACGTAGACGCCGTACTCGTACTTGCGCGTCCGGAGCTGCCACTCGAGCTGGTAGTACTCCTGCCGGATGTCCATCTCGAGGACGGCCGGGACGTTCGAGAGCGGATACGGCAGGCTCTCGGTCTGGAACAGCACCGTGCCGGGCGGCATGTTCGGGTGGATCTTGATCGGGATCTCCGCCGCGCCGCCCATCGTGAACTTGTTGAGGTACGAGCGGATCATCGACCCGCCGCGCATCCCCGCCAGGTCCGACTCGACGAAGCGGGTCGCGCCGCTCGTGGTCGCAGTCAGCACCTTGATGTAGATGTTCTGCGCCTCCTGGCTGTTCACCCAGATGACGCTGGGCGAGAGCCGGTAGAGATCCCAGAACGCCTTGAGCATCGCGTCGATCTCGACGACACCACCCTTGCCGTCCGCCGTCAGCGGCGTGCCCGTGCCCGCGGTGCCGGTCGCCATCTGCGTAACCAGGCCGCCGGTCGATCCCTGGAAGATGATGCAGCTCGAGAGCGTCGAGTACGTGGTGAGCGAGCCGGCGCCGATCGTCTGCGGGAGGATGCCGTCGAAGAGCAGCGCGTTCTGGCTGTTGTCCGACGCCGGCATCGCCGAGGCGAGCTGCGTGGTGGAGGGCACCGTGCCCACGACCACCGAGTTGATGGTGGTGATCGCCGCGAGGCGCTCCGAGCCGGCCACGCCGAAGTACCAAGCGTAGGCGAACGCGCCCTTGACCAGCGCGACCGTGGCGCTGATGACGTTGGTCGTGCCCGCGCCGGTCGCGAGGGTGGCGTTCGTCGACTTCTGGCCCGAGCCGCCGCCGTAGTTGTCGACGGTCGAGTCCGCGTTGGTGCGAGAGATGGCCGCGACCACGCCGCCCGACAGGCTGGAGTTGAGGAAACCGTCGAGCGTCAACGCGACGCAGATCATCGAGTAGGTGGTCGTCGCCGGGAGCGAGCCGCCCGTGGTGGCCGTCGCAAGGGTCGGCGTCGGCGTGGTGCCGAGCGCGATCAGCGAGGCGTTGCCGCCGAGGATGCAGTGCTCCTCCTGGATCATCAGGGAGTGGAGCAGGTTCGTGACGGCGAGCGCCTTCACGTCCTCGAACGTGCGGCCGGCGTACCCCGCTTCGAACGAGACGTTGTCTTCGAGGCCGAGCCCCTTGTAGCTGGCGAGCAGGGACGCGGTGCCGGTGCTGATGACGCCCGAGCGGTTGCCTTCCGAGACGCCCGCCGCGAGGTTGCCGGTGTTGATGCCGGTGACCGCGCGCCAGTTGACCGCCGTGCCGCCCTTCCCGCTCTGCGCGCGAGGGATCGCGTTGCGCAGCGGAGTGATGACCGGGAACAGCTTCTTGCTCGGCGCCTCGAGGTTGAAGGCGACGAGGCCGGAGCCCTGCGTGATGGACTTGCTGATCTTGTCGTCCGGCGTCCCGAGCGCGGCCTTCGCCAGCTCAAGAGTTTCTGCGGTGATTACGGCGCCCATATCTGTTGCTCCTTTGGGTCCCCGGCCAGGCCGAGGGCTGGGGGTTAGAGGATTCGGTTTCCGCCCGCGGCGTGGACGGCCTTGAGGAGAGAGGCGGCTTCGGCGGCCTCGCCGGTCGCGCCCGGGATCGGCTTCGCGTCCGCGGCGATGCGCGCGGCGTCGTCGCTCTTCGAGATCGGGACGCCCTTGAGCGAGCCTTTCTTCTTCAGCTCGATCTCGGCCGCGGACAGGCGCTTCGTGAGCGCCTCCCTCTCGGCGAGCACCTTCTTGAGCGCGTCGCCGGCGAGCTTGGTGGCCTCTTCGGCCTTCGCGAGCGCGGCCTCGGAATCGGCGGCGCGCTTCTGCAGCTCGCCGACCTGCGCGGCCATGCCGACGTCGTCCTTCTTCTCGTCCTCGGCGTCCGAGCTGTCCTTGTCGTAGCCGAGCGCGCCGAGCTTCTCGTGCGCGTCCTTCACGCACTTGTGGATGTCGGCGATCGCGTCGGCCGTGGCCTTCGAGAACTTCGCGCCCTTCTTCTCGATGGGCTCGCCCTTCGCGGCGGCGATGAACGCGCGCGCGATGGCGCCGAGCTTCTCGCTCTTCTTGAGCGCGCCCGGCTTCTCCGCGAGGCCGACCACGTCGACCTCTTCGCCGGCGTCGCCGACCAGCTCCGCGGTCTCCTCCGCGACCAAGTCGCGCAGCACCGAGCACAGCTCGGCGACCACGGCCTTGATGCGCGCGGGAACGGGCGAGGAGTCACCCTCGAAGTCGGCCTCGAACTGCGCGTCGGTGGAGAGCGCGCTCAGCTCGCCGCACAGGTGCGCGGCCCAGGCAACTTGGTACATGCCCTTCTCGACGGGCTCGGCCACGTCCATCTTGAAGAGCGTGATGAGCGCGTCCGGATTGGCCGGGCGGTCGACGAGGCTGATCTCGGAGAGCTTGAGGCCCTCGATCACCTTGGCGTTGTCGCTGGAGCGCTTGGTGGCGCGGCCGCCGATCGAGAAGCCCTGCAGGACGCCGGCCTCGACCTTCTTGCAGCTGTCGCTGTCGACGATGTGCGCGCTGATGTGCGTGACGCCCGCGTCGTCGACGGTGCACTCGATCGCCTTGCCGGCGGCGATCGGCTGGTGCATCTCGCGGACGTTGGCGAACTTCATGAAGTCGGGCAGCGCCGCGCGCATCGCGTCGGCCTTGACGACCTCGCCCTGCGAGTCGACGGACTCAGTCGAGGCGATGCCCTCGACGATGAGGGTGCCGTCGTCCTGCTTGGTGACCTTGGAGATCGAGCCGTAGACGCGGATCGCGTGTGCCATGCCGAGCAGCTTCAGCTCGCGCGGCCACAGATTCCGGAGCTATGGGAATCGCGCGCAGGACATCAGCGCGAGGGAAACACAGCGACTTACGCGGTCGCGTTTGGACCCGACGGCTTGAAGCTATCCAACTCGACCGCATCAAGCGTCAGTAGCTGCTGATATTTGTTCAGCCCGCGAAGACCCTCGAACAACTTGCGGCCCGTGGCCTCCAGGTCCGCACCACGACCATCGATAATGAGTTCTGCGCTGAAGTCTTTGACCTCGTCGTCGTCCACATGTGGATTCGAGACGAGCGTCCCAAGAAGACCGTCAAGCTTGAACCCGCAGGCTCTCGTAGCGTCCCTTTCGAGGCGCTTGACGCCAGCAACAGCTTCAATGTCCTGCGCGATGTCCGACAGGGTTGCCGACTTCCCACCAAAGAAGATGCCGATGCTTTGCGACACAAGCCCTCCTAGAGCGAGACCGTCTTGTCGAGGTCGATATTATCGTTGATGAACCGCAAATGCCACAACGGACCTTCCTTCT